AAAGATTTGAAAATCAAAGGGGTTTTCATGCAGGCCGAGACTAAGAATCGGAATGGTAGATTATATCCTCTTAATATTTTAACAAAAGAAGTTACTCGATATAATAAGGAACTAGTTCAACATAAACGAGCTTTCGGAGAACTAGGACATCCAGAAGGGCCAACGGTCAATTTGGATAGGGTTTCTCATTTAATCGAAGAACTATACCCCGAAGGTAATAATATCATTGGGAAAGCAAAGATTCTTGACACACCTAATGGTAAAATTGTCAAAGAACTGCTAAATGCAGGTGCAAAACTTGGAATCTCTAGTAGAGGAATGGGTACACTTGAAAAGAAGGGTCAAACTAATGTAGTTAAAGATGATTTTTATCTTGCAACAGCAGGAGATATTGTCGCTGATCCGTCTGCACCAGAGGCGTTTGTGGAAGGAATAATGGAAGGGAAAGAGTGGATTTGGGATAACGGAATTCTTAGAGAAGAAGAAGTTGCCCGTATTCATAGAGTCGCTTCCGCAAATAAGGCGGGTAAAGCCTTTGAAATGTTTCTTTCAAAACTCTAATATTATAAATATAATTAATCAAAACTTTACAAGGAGACTAAATGTCTGAAGAACTCAATAAAGAAATGGAAGAATTGGAAGAGTCTGAAGTCACCGAAGCTGATTCAAAGGTTTCAAAACACGAAGGTGATGACAATGCCAAGAAAAATCCAGATTTTGCCAAAGATGTAAAAAAGGCAAAGTCCGAAGCTAAGAAAGTCAAAGAAGATGATGACGAAGATGAAGATGAAGAAGATTCTGAAGAAGGTGAAGAACAGGTTAAAAAAGAATCTGTTACACCTAAACTCAAATCTGAAATCCTCGCTGGACTAGTTGACCATATGAAAGGTCTTAAAAAAGAAGATCTTGCAAAAATGTATGGTTCTACTGTTCTAGGTGAAGAGGGGGATGATGAAGAGGATGATGAAGAAGATTCTGAAGAAGATGCAGAAGAAAGTAAGAAGGTTAAGGAATCTATTGACCAAAAAATCGAAGATCTAGATGTCTCACAAGATGTTGAAGCTTTGATTGCAGATGAAGAACTTTCTGAAGAATTTAAAACAAAAGCTGCAACAATTTTTGAAACTGCTATCAAGACAAAAGTTCGTTCTGAATTGGAAAAGATTCAGGAAGAAAATGACAAGCAGATGAAAGAACTTGCAGAAACCTCAATGACAAGTATGGTTGAGAAAGTCGATGACTATCTTAATTATGTTGTTGAACAATGGATGACTGATAACGAACTTGCTATTGAGCGTGGGCTCAAAGGTGAGATCGCAGAAGATTTCATTAGTGGTCTGAAAGGATTATTTGAAGATCACTATATCGATGTTCCAGATGAGAAGTATGACATCTTGGAAGCCAACTTAACGAAAATCGAAGAGTTGGAAGATAAATTAAACAAACAGATGGAAGAAAATGTTCAGTTGAAAAAGGCAAAAGGTGAACTCGTAAAAGAGTCCATGATTGCTGACATTGCTGATGGGATGACTGATACCGAAACTGAAAAGTTCCAAAGTCTGGTTGATGATGTTGAGTTTTCCGATGAAGAGTCTTACAAAGAGAAGCTTCAAACGATAAAGGAAAGCTATTTTGGTTCTGATGAAGTAAAGGCTCAAGATGAGACTCTTACCGAAGAAGGAACTGAAGAAACCCAAGAAGTATCTGGTCAAATGGCAAAGTATATGTCTGCCATTAAGAAGGATAACAAACGGGCTGAAAAATAATATCTAATAAACTTTTTAAAGGAGTAATTTATGTTTAATTCAGAAGCTCTACAAGAAAAGTGGCAACCAGTTTTGAATCATCCCGATTTACCGGCGATTAATGATTCTTACAAACGTGCAGTTACCGCTGTAATCTTGGAGAACCAAGAAAAAGAAATGAAGGAGTCACGCAGTTTCTTGACTGAGGCAGAAATGTCCACAGCCGATGCTGTTGCAAACTGGGATCCAGTTTTGATTTCTTTAGTTCGCAGATCTATGCCTAATTTGATGGCATATGATATTTGTGGTGTGCAACCGATGAGTGGCCCCACAGGACTTATTTTTGCAATGAAAGCAAGAATGGGTGAAGGTGCAACAAGTGTAGGAGAAGCACTTTTTGATGAAGCTGATACAGCTGATTCAAACTCAACTCTTACTGGTTCACAAGCCGGTGCAGAACCTGGCGTACTGAATGACTCAGGTGCAACTGCCGCAGTAACAACTGATGCAGCAATTCCTGACATTTGGGGTGTAAACACCGCTGGTGATTACAACGTAAAAGGTGCTGATACTACAGCCGCTGGTGAAGCATATGGTGCTTCTGGTGGAACTGCGTTCCAAGACATGGGATTTACCATTGAGAAAGCAACAGTAACCGCAAGGACACGTGCCCTGCGTGCTGCTTACACAATGGAACTCGCACAAGACTTGAAAGCAATTCATGGTCTTGATGCAGAATCCGAATTGTCGAATATTCTTAGCACAGAAATTCTTGCTGAGATTAACCGTGAAGTAGTTCGTACCATTTACATTACAGCAAAAGAAGGTGCTCAAACTACAGCAGACCCTGGCATTATGAACTTAGATACAGATTCTAATGGTCGTTGGTCAGTTGAAAAATTCAAAGGTCTGATGTTCCAAATTGAACGAGACTGTAATGATATTGGAATCCTAACACGCAGAGGAAAAGGTAACATAGTTGTCTGTTCCGCTGATGTTGCTTCTGCATTGTCAATGGCTGGTGTCCTTGACGTAGGTGGAGGAGCCAATGGTTCAGGTAACATGAATGTTGACCCAAGCCCAGAAGGAAGTACTTTCGCAGGAACAATTAATGGTCGAATCAAAGTATTTGTCGATCCTTATAACTCCGTTGTAAGTGCAAGTGCTGCTAATAACTGGTATGTTGCCGGTTATCGTGGTTCTAATGCTTATGATGCAGGACTGTTCTATTGTCCTTACGTTCCGTTGCAAATGGTTCGTGCGGTTTCGGAAACAACTTTCCAACCTCGAATTGCATTTAAGACTCGTTATGGAATGGCAGTTAATCCGATGTCAGAAACATCGGCTGCAATTACTGCTGGTTCACAACCTTTCACAGCGTCTAGTAACACATACTACCGCAGAGTTCGTGTAAGTAACTTGATGTAATTATCATCTTAGGGGGGAAAAGTTTTTCCCCTCTATCCCCTTTATTATAATAAACCCTAACGGAGAAATATATGTTAGAAAAAGTCTCAGGGTGGATTAAATCATTAACTGATGTAGGTTTAGGGCTTATTGCCTTAGGTGTTGTACTCCAAATTTTATTTGGTGCAGCAATTCCATTCATGCCTATGGATGTAGTCGGTTCAGTAGTAGGTCTTGTTAAAGAGTTAGGATCTGAAGGATTAGTTGGTTTAGTCGCCATTTGGGTGCTTTGGGGTATATACCAAAAATAATAACCCCTAATTTGTTAAAATATAGGGGGGGATGGATTCTCCCCTATTTCCTTCCTTATAAATACTAGTGAAACATATAGATACCTATTATGGCAGACACTAGTTCACAACAACCCACAGTATATGATTACGCAACTGGAACTCAATGGAGACTTGTGTTTAATCGCCTCCCCAAAACAACTTGGTTTTGTACAGCTGCAAATGTACCCGGCATAACTTTAGGTGAAGCTCAATATGCTACACCTATGACTGATATGATTGTTACTGGTGATAAACTTACCTTTGAAACATTAAACATAACCTTTATAGTAGATGAAGAACTTCAAAATTATAGAGAATTATGGGATTGGTTAGTTGGTATGGGATCTCCTGTTAAACACTCACAATGGCAAACCACATTAGCTCAAGGAGATGGTGCTGTTAGACAATTTGGGACACCCGATGCTGACTCTAGAACAAAAACTACTTATGAAGAATCTAATTTATATTCAGATTCAACTTTAATTGTTTATAATTCAAAAAATAAGGCAAAAGTAAATGTTCAATTTAAAAATATGTTTCCTACTAGTTTATCTGCATTAGAATATTCTCAAGAATTAACAGATGTAGAATATTTTAAAGCTAGTGCAACTTTTAGGTATCTTTATTATGAGTTTGAAACTGTAATTTGATAAATACAATTAAGTAGCCTAAACAGAAATTAATTAAAGTGAGTCCACTTGATTAGGCTGTGTGACAATATAGCTAAAAGTGTTTGGGCTACTTTTTAAAACTTGACTTTTGCGTTTCTATATGGTATTATAGCTATGCTAGGTTTATAAGTGAATATATAAAGAATAATATGACATTAACTGATATACAGGATATGGTCAGGAAAGACCTTAAAATCAATGATCTTGAATTAGATATAGAATCCC